ATGCTATAAATAAATTTTACAAAATAACTCTAAGAGAGGTGATGCAACAATGTCAGATAATAGATTGGTGAACGAGGCAACTGAGGCCACAGACGTGAATTCTGGAACACAGGCACAAGTGGCAAAGACTTATAGTCAAGATGAAGTAGATGGAATGATGGCCCGTATGAAGGGGTCGTTGCAAAAGAAACTTCTCAAGCCCTACGAAGATCTAGGTGACCCTGATGAACTCCGTTCAATTAAAACTGATTGGGAAAAGAAGCAACAGGAACAGCAGGTCAAGAAGGGAGAATTTGAAAAAGTTCTACAAGACTTAGCCGCTAAAAAAGACGCTGAAATCTCAAAGAGAGACAGCATCATTAAGGAATACAAGGTCAATAGTCCTTTGCTCAGTGCCGCTGCCAAATATCGTGCTGTGAACGCTGATCAAGTCAAGGCTTTATTGAGTCAAAGCGTACGTCTTAATGGTGAAGGTGAAGTAGAAGTAGTTGGTGCTGATGGCACAGTTCGTTATTCGGACGCTGGTGCTCCATTGCAGGTTGAAGACCTAGTGCGTGAATTTTTGGATTCGAATCCGCATTTTGTTTCAGCCACACCCTCAACTACAAATACCAAATCTAATATCTCCCAGGGAAGTCCGCAAAAACTAGATATAACAAGTCTGGATATGAATAATCCAGAACACCGTGCTTTATATAAAGAATATAGAAAAGTCAACGGTATAGCCTAACACAAGGAGATTATTATGGCTGTTTCAAATACAACAACCCTCAACGACCTGTTGCCAAGTATCGTTGCAGAGGCATTATTCGTGGCAAGTGAAAAAAGTATCATGCGTGGATTGGTTCGTAACTACACCCTAAACGCAGGACAAGGTAAGACTGTAACAGTTCCTATCTATCCAAAAGTTTCAGCGGCAGCATTGACAGAAGCAACTGCACCTTCAACTACCACTATCTCTACAGATGGTGCTACACTGACTGTAAGTGAAGTTGGTCTAACTGCCACTATCAGTGACTTGGCCATGATGGCTTCAGCATCAAATGTGGTTGCAGACATTGGTCGTTTATTTGGCGAAGCAGTTGCTCGCAAAATGGACACAGACCTAATGGCTCTGTTCATGAGTTTCTCTACCAACACACTTGGTGGCGTTACTACCACTGCTACTCCAGCATTGATTTTCCAAGCAATCGCTAAACTTCGTGCTCAAGGTTATGACACATCAAATGACTGTGCCATCGTTCTACACCCTAATGTGGCCTATGACATTGCAAGCACATTAACCAGCACTTTTGCTGCCCCAGCAAGCCAAATCGGTAATGACGCATTGCGTAACGGCTTCATGGGTATGTTAGGTGGTGTTCCAGTTTATCAGTCAAGCCTGGTGCCTCTGGAAACTGGCACTGGTGCTAGCGGTGACTATGCTTGTGGTATCTTCCACAAAGACGCCCTGGGTCTAGCAATGATGCAAGATATCAAGATTGAAACACAAAGACAAGCCGCTGTTCGTGGTTATGATATCGTTGGTTCAGCAATCTACGGTGTTGGCGAATTGTATGACAACGCTGGCGTTCGTGCAATATTTGACTCTTCAATCGAGTAATCAAAACAAATCCAATAATTTCTCATTTTGGATTGGAGAAGAGGCGTCACAAGCGCCTTTTCTTTTGGCAGTCATTTTGGTTAGATTGAACATTGACTAAATACGATAGATGTCGTATAATAATACTATGACGACAACAAAGGTAAATGGCAAAATGAAAACACAAATAGTTGGTAGATTTGAAAGCCCAGAAGCAATAGTTTTTGCTATTGGTAAAGAGTTAGAATTCAAAGGAATGAGAGGCTTTGAAGTAAAGTCTACTCCAAATAGCAGTGTTTATGTTAATTCAGATAATGAAAATGCTCTTGCTCTTGTTTATGATATTAAATGCCGTATTGAAAAGTTAGTGGCCGCAGAATGAAAATAGGTATTTTACATCGTGCAGGTTATGGCGATGCTGAAGCGGCATTGGATACCATTCTGCTCAAACATACAGATTACGATAGTCAACAACATCGTAGTTCAGGTAATAACGACATTGCTTGGATATTTTATATCACAGATGTCATTGCTAACAATCCAAAGTTTCAAGAAGATTTAAAAACTGTTAGATATCATTATGAAGATTTACTACTTGTAAATGAGGCTCAAGAATGATTGATCCCAAATCCCAACTAGGACACGCAGGCATCGCTGCCAATATTGCACACCTTGACCATCGTACACAAACTGCCTATGACCTTTGGCAACAAGAACTCTTGGAACTTGAATACTGGATTGACCAACAACAACAATTGGAATACTGTGAGGTAAAAGATGGATTTTGATACGCTAACTAAACATATCAAACTGTTGAATCAACATGAACAAGTCAAGCACCACCAACGAGCGACGGCGGCAATTGAAAGAATTAAAGAACTCCGCAGAATCACAAGGGCACAGCAGGAAACTACTGCCAGTGCGAACACCTCTGGGCCTGTTCGCTAATTCATATGTGGCTGCTCGACATCATAAAATCAGTCTTTGGACATTCTGGCACAAGGTCATGGATCCCCATGATGTTGACTATGTTATCGTTGACAGCACAAGCGGAATTGCCTCTGAATCAGAAATACCTAATGTATGATCGCAATGGTCCTACCTATCAATACACCAGTGATGCCACAGCCCATTACACTGACACAAATAACAGCACACCAACTAGAAGTGTGACACCTATTGCACACGCACAGTTGATAGTGGCTCCAGGTGGTAATATCATCACAGTGCCTAACACCACCACAGGTCGCATACAGGCCATCATAGGCACAGGCAGATATAAATAATTTCACAGCACAGTTGACTCGACTGTGATGTTGTATTGTTCTCCGACAATTAGACCCTAGGAAAGGACCCGTTAAAAGGTCCTTTTCTTTTGAGTCCGCTAAATACACGATGAGAAGAAGGACTTCTCAATCTTATAAATCGTGAAGGACACGCTATGGCTTATGCAACTTTTGACGACCTCAAACAGGTCGAACCAACTATTGATGAATATGGTGTTTTAGATTGGGATGTAGAATTAGCCCGTAGCGAAACCGAAATAAACAGAATTCTCAAGGTCAGATGGTATCTAGCATATCAAAGAGCACATGTGTCATTGGCCAATGTGGACTTTGACAGCACACTATTAGACTCCACTCAATTTAAACAGGCCACAGTGTATCACGCCTTGGCCTATCATATCTGTCCCAAGCTCACACAATTCTCTGGTGCGGAACCAGACAAGTTTCAAATGATGATGACCTACTATCAAGGTCGCTTTGAACACGAAATGGACCTAATCCTACGTGAAGGTGTTCGTTATGATTTAGATGATGACAACACATATGAAAGCACTGAAGTCAAGCCAGTGAACAGTCTAAGACTGCAGAGATAATGGCACAGAATATTCGCCAACAGGTAGCAGAAAACATCATTCAAGTTCTCAAGGACATGAATGATCCACGCCCAGTGTATGTGACTCGTGAACCAGTTGTGATACAGGAGTTGGCCATCACACAATTCCCTGCCATATTCGTGCAGCCAACAATAGAAGATAGAGAAACTATCACAATGGGTAACTCGGGAGCGGGTCGTCGCATGGGCCGGATTGAGTATTCAATCCGTGCCTATGTTAGAGGTGTTGAATTAGACCGTCAGCGTAATGATCTCATAGAAGCCATAGAAGAGGCACTAGACAGCGATCGTTACAGAGAACTGATCTCAAGTGGTGTCACAGACAGTCAAATAATCAGAGTGGAGATCATAGATCGCCAACCACCACTGGCTGAATTCTTAATCACCTATGCAGTCACCTACAATTATCTAAGAGGATCCGTATGAAGATAGAACTTACAAAGAAAGGTATGACAAGATTCTGTCAGCCTAATGAACTAGAACTAATGCAATCAGCAGGATGGACACCAGTTGGTGGCACCACTGTTGAACCAGAACAGGTCAGAGAAGAGGTTATTCGTCTCCGACCCCCGGTGAAGTCTAAGGCGACCGTAACAGCCGTAGAAGAAGCCAATATTAAACAACAAGGAGACGAATAATGGCCATATTAACAGGTAATAACGGTGTCTTGAAATTAGACGCATCAGTGGGCGGTAGCGTAGCAGTTATCGCCAATGTCCGCAACTTTTCAATTGAACTCACTCGTGACACAATTGAAACAACCACAATGGGTGTTGATGTAAGAACATATCTAAATGGACTAAGTTCTTGGTCAGGCAGTGCTGACATCTACTTTGATCCAGCAGCCTCCACAGGAACCATTGCCACTCACGCAGTGCTAAATCCCACAAGTGGCACAGTTGGCCAAAGCACAGTGACATTTGAAGGTTTTCTTGCTGATGCCACAGGCAAGTTCAGTGGTGAAGTTATCATCACTGGCTTCACAGTAAACAGTTCAATGGACGGAATGGTTGAAGCAAGTATTTCCTTCCAAGGTTCAGGTGCTTGCACTTACGCCGCAACTTAATTAGGAGATAGACTAACATGGCTACAATCACAGGAAACAACGGTGCAATTAATCTAAATGGTAACAGCATCGCCTCAGTTCGCAACTTCTCAGTAGAGATGACTGCTGACACAGTAGAAACAACCACAATGGGCGTGGATGTCCGCACATACATCACTGGCTTGAGTTCATTCTCAGGCAGTGCTGACATCTATTTTGACGCCGCTGACTTTGACACATATGAATCAAGTTTTAACCCCACAGCAGGATTAGTTGGTGCTTCAGGTGTTGCAGTTAAATTGTATATCGCTGAAAACTATTCCAGCACCAGTGACTATGCTTTCACAGGCAATGTCATTGTAACTGGATACACAGTGAATACATCAATGGATGGTATGGTAGAAGCAAGTATTAGTTTCCAAGGAACTGGTGCAACAACTTACTCAACCACTGCCGTATAATATGCAGATCACAATCACTGGTGTTCAAGGTGTTGGCGTTGATTTAGAACGTTCATTACAGCGTCTGGTCAAACAGATTGCTGATGACGTCTATGCCACAGCCAGATCAAAGACACCAGTGCGTAGTGGTCGTGCTAAAAACGCATGGACAGAAGCAACAAGCAAGAACAACTTTCGAGTTGAAAATAATGTTCCTTACATTGATAGACTAGAGGCTGGAGCGAGCCGTCAGGCACCTAAAGGTATCATTGGACCAACCCTAAACACAATCAAAGGAAAATACAAATGAACAAAGTAATAGACAAAGCCACAGCACACTTCCGCAATCAA